CGAACAGTCTGCTGCACCCCGGTGCTGACGTTGAAGGTTTGATTGATCTGGCCGCCAGAGCCACCGAGTTCATCGTTAGGAACGACCCTGCCTGAAGCTGAGGGTATCATAAGCTCCGGACCCATCTCGCCCACCAAATATGGCCGAGTAGCGGATGCGTAGCCGCCTTTTGCGAGAGGCTCGATAAGGCCTCCAACATCATCGCCCGAGGTCGCTGGGCCACTCAAGAGGCCGCCCAGATAGCTAAAGCCTTTCTCGAGCAAACCCCAAAGTCCATCACCGCCGCCAGCGCCGCCACCGCCGCCAGCGCCGCCATTCAGCTTGTCGAACAAGCCATCCAGGGCAGCGTCTATGCTTTTGTCCATGAGGCTCGACAGTATCTCCCCCATCATGTCCCGGAAGGCTTCCGAGACGCTCTTGGTGCCGTCGATGACACTTTTGAATGCCGATTTGAACGACGACGATATTTTGTCGAAAGCGTCTTTCAGCTCCTTGCCAGCCTCCTGCGAGGAATCTTCAAGCTTCTTTAGCCTCTCGACAAGCAGGGCGAACTGCTCGTCAGTCAATTTAAGGGTCGTTGCTATCTTGGCCGCCTGCTGTGCGACGTTTTCGGACAGGCCCAGCTCGTTCATCAGCCGCTGCTTCTCGGTGATCTGCGCGATCTTGAGGTCGATCTTACCAAGCTCCTTCAGGTAGGCTTGCGTGACGGGCTCCTTAACGCCCTCCAGTTCTTTCAGTTTTTCGACAACCAGGGCGAACTGAGCGTCAGTCAATTTAAGGGTCGTTGCTATCTTGGCCGCCTGTTGCGCAACGTTTTCGGATAAGCCCAGCTCGTTCATAAGCCGCTGCCTCTCGGTGATCTGAGCGATCTGGAGGTTGATCTTACCAAGCTCCTTCAGGTAGGCTTGCGTGACGGGCGAGGCTTGCGGGGTGGGAATTGCGCCTGTGCTAAAACCGCGCATGTCTTCCGCTTTGCGCACTTTGGCCTGCTTCGTCAGCTCATCTGTTATTTTTCGTTCTGCCGCCAAGCGTGCCTGTAACAAAACGCTATCAGCGGCAAGGTCGCCAGAAAGAAGCCTCGTGGCTTCCGCGGTCGCCTCCGTCTGTTCCATGCCCTGTTTCAGGAGGACGTTAATCTCTCTTTGAATTGCCAGCGCCACGCCAAGTGGCGCTAGTTCTGAGCTATCCATTGAAAAGGTTTCCATCGAAGCTATGGCGGCGGAAAGCTCAATGGTTGATGATTTAGCCTGATCGGCTTGCCCTGCATATGCGCTCATTTCCACGGCAAGAGTGTTCAACCGTTCGCCAAGCCCGCCCACGGCGTGGAAAGCTTTCTTCATTGGGGCTGGCAATTCGTTTGCTTGCGTATTTATTTCAAGCAATACAGCGCTTGTATCTTTTCCGGCTTTTACCTGCGCTTGAAATTTAAGTATTAACGCATCAATAGCAACGATAGCTTTATTGCCAACAGCGTTTGCCATCCTTAATGTCGTGCCTTCTATGATCTTATTTATTGCTTCGACGTTTGTGGCTCTTTTCCTAGCAGATACAGCGTTTTCCTCAAGATATATACTTAAGTCCTTTAAGGCGTCTACTTGACCACTTGGGACAAGATCCCGAAATACATCTCTTAATCCTTGAGCACCCTCCGTCAAAGATTGCAATTTTATCTTTCTCTGATTCTCTATAAATATTTTAACGCCATCGCTCATCTCGCCAAATTTAGCTTTAGCTTCTTCAAAGCTACTAGCTACTTCTACTCTAAATGTTTTGCCAACGTCGCGGGCTGCGCTGTTAAGTGCGCTTAACGAATCGTGCATATTGTCTATTTTTGACTTTGCCTCTTCCGCCGAATCCCCGGTCTTCATAATAGCCACACCGACAGCCGCAAAGACGGCCACGGCTGCGCCGATGATTGAACCCAACGGGCCAAATATTTGAAGAAGCTGCGGAGCCTGCTGGCCGAATGCTTGCAAAGCATTGGTGCCGCCGCCAACCTGAACGGCGAAATCGCCGAGCTGATAGCCGGTTTGCTGCAAACCGCTGCGCAAGAACTTGTTTGCGCCGCCAGCGCCAGTCAAATTCTTACCGAACACCTTGACGTTCTGGTTGGCCGTTTGGGTTCGCTTGCCAAAGTCGCGCACTGCGTCGCCAGCCGCATTGATTTGAGACGTCGCGCCTTTAACGTTGGCCTTAACATTAATGTTGATGTCGGAGCTAACGCCTGCCATTTTTCTTTACCCGCTCGGCCTCGATCCGGTGGAAAGCTATCCACTCATTCATTTCGCTAAGGCTGATCTGCTCTATCTCAGCTATGGTGCGACCAAGCCGATCCGCCAGCGCGACTAGGTTGTAGCGCAGCGGATCGGCCTTTAGTTTTTTTCCTGATCCTCAACGGAGACCGTCTCAAAGATCGAGCCGAAGACCGTCGCAATGGTGCCCGCCGATTGGCGACTTAGGATTGCTTTGTCTTCTAGGTCGAAGAGCTTCTCGCCGTCAGCGTCAATGGCCTTAATAACGATAAGCTCTACCATTGCGTCCATCGACGGATTGGCTAGGAAGTCTTTGTGCTTACGCTGAACTCGGCTAATGTCTGCGCCAGAAATAGGATGATAATAGAGCTTGAGCGCCCCATTATTATCGCCCCACTCGGGCACCTCTATAACGCGCGCGTCAATCGACGCGGACGCTGCCGCAATCCGCTGTCCCAGTACACTCATCAGTCACCCGCTATGCTGTGGCGGTAGTAAGCGCGCCCGTGCCCTGCACGCCAATGGACATCTCGACCATACCGTCAAAAGACGCGTTGATTGAGCGCGATGTCACGATGGCTGTGCCGCTGTAGTAGGTGTCGCCGCTCGCAGCGCCCTCGGGATAGAACTTGATCGTCACTTCAGCGCCGATGGCAAGCGCCACCTGACCGTTAGTATCCGTCTCGTCCCAGAACACGTCTAGAGTGCCGTCAAAAGACGTTAGGCTAGGCTTGTGCGTGCGCGCGGTGTCCCCCATCGCGGTGTCTTCGATGGTGTCGGCATTTTCGTTGACGTTGTAGGAGCGAATTTCGGCGACAGCCGCCGATCCTACGTGGACAGTCCCCTCTGAGCCGGTGTGCGTTGCCATTTACGTGTCTCCAGATGTTGGGTCGCAGAGACGCGAGACGCCTCTATGCCGCACATATACCATATGTCGCGCGACAATCCAACACACCGTGGAGATTTATATAACTGGAGGCAGCCGCAAAGTGCGTCGCTTATCGAGCGGTCTCTACATCATTAATCGAAGTCACGTACTCGATGGAGTAACGAAGACGAGCAACGCCAATTGGCTGCTCTGCCTCTCCGGTCAATTGAAGATCGGTTGCAGTCAGCACACACCGTTTGGCTAGGCCATTAAGTGTGAAATCGTTGGCAATGCTTTCCTCAATCTCAACGCATATATCATCAAGTGCGTCGTCCAGATCGGCATTTGCTTTGTCGTAGACATCAACCATAATGTCTACGTTTCTCTGCATGGTTCTCAGGCCTATCGTGCCCAAAGCGCTGGACTCGGAGTCGAACGACACAGTCACCACAGGTAGGTTCTCGCCCTTAAGGGAGTACACTCTGTTAGTGTACACCCGTCCCGATACCGACGTAACGCCAGAGGCCAAGGTGCTTTGCATCCGGTCGCGCAGCTGCTGACGGACGTGAGCCATTATCGCTTCTCCAACCGCAGTTCAGATACGCCGGTTCCGTCGTCTGTTACCTCGCGAACGAAATAGCTGACGGAGTTTATCACGATCAGCGCGCCGTCCATGGCCGCCGCATGAGCGACGATGTCAGTCGAGCGGCAAGTGAACATCGGTGTGCGCATGATTATCGGCAGGGCACCATCGGTCTCCTGCTCCTCTAGCGCCCTGTCGAAGAAGCCTTTTAGCGTTGTCGCCGAGCCGCCAACGGGCGTCAGCGTGGCGGCAACGCCAAAGTCCTCGACGCCAATCATCAACGATAGGTCACTGTCGAGCGGAATAGACATTACTCGGCTTCATCTTCCGGTGTTTCAACGTCCCAAATTGCGCGATCAACTTTGGGCTTGCGTCCGCGCTTCTTCACCTCTTCCAGGTATCCGCGATCAATCAATTTCTGCGCAATGGCATCAGGAAGATCATACTCTTCGCCAGGCATCATATTGCCGCCAGTGCCAGCAAAACACTTCTCTATTACTTTGACTTTCATGGGTCACTCCGGTGGAAATTGATCCGGTGGAAATCGGGGAGACGGGCGACCGTCTCCCCGACCAGGTTAAGCTACGTTGACCTCGTCTGTCTTCGCGAAGCTTTCGCCGTTGCGGACAGCAACGTCAACATCCTGGAGGACGGTGATTCGGACAGTACCAGACTTATCGCCCGCGTACGGGTTCACGAGAATCGACGGCTGGTTGAACAGGCCGATCATCATCTGGCTATAATCCCCAAACACAATCGCGGAAGCATCATTGCCGCCGTCGCCTGGGTCAAGGTTCGTAGGTACGTTGCTGGTGAATGCAGCGCCGTAACCATAGATTGCATTCCACGGCTCGTTCAACAGCATGATGCTGTCGGTGGACGCCACCTTAGCCGTGGAGGCCATCTTCGCCTTCACCGCCGGGTGAGACAACCAACCCAAAGCATTCGGATTGATTACACCGTTGGCTTCTTCGACCATCTTCACCAGCGTGACAAGGTCAGCCCAAGTCAAGTCGGCGACAGAGCCATCAGCGGAAATATCCAGATTGCCAACGCCAGAGGTGTTGAGCAAACCAGTAGGTTGACCGCCAGACCCAGAGCCGTTGATTGCGTAGTACTCTAGGCGATCAGCCATGGAGTTCAACAAGTCATTACGGACAACTTGCTCTACGGAGGGAATACTTTCCATCGCAAGTAATCGACTTATTTCGACAAATGCGCCAAAAGTGCGTGGTTGCAAATTAACTGAAGAATCGGCCTGGCTTTGATCCGAAACGTCACCCGCCTCCTCGACGAATGCGGCTTGCGCACCGGCCAATTTAGGAATGCGAATGCGGTTGGTCAGACCGCCCATGTAGTTGGCACCTAAGCCACCAAGAACCTGGCGAGCACGCAAGGCCTCGATGAACAAGTCGCCGCGTTGCACGGTTGGCACAAAGTCTGCGGTGATGGACTCGCCGGAGATTGCGCCAGTGGCCGCAGTCGTCATTACGCCTGAACGCCAAGCGAAATCAGGAACATAGAAGCCCTGGCTTTCTTTGCCTGTGCGACGCACGATCTCATCGTGCATCTCACGCTCTAGACCGGCGTCCTTCCAGTTGCCGCTGACTTGAGCGCGAACCAAGGCACCGAGCGAATAAGCGCGCTGCTCTTTCGGCTTCACCTCTTGCGAGAGAGGCGCGATATCAAGAGCTTGCTTGCTTTCGATCTCGTTCAGCAACTCGCCGCGGAATTGCTCTACCGACAGGCCGCGGCCAAGAGCGGCTTCGCCCAGGTCGCGTCGGTTAAAACGAGCGGCAAGAGCCAGGATGGATTTATCGTTTTCACGGGCAGCACGAACCGCGTCGGCCTTGGCTGCCTCGACATCAACATGATTTTCCATGTTTTCAGTCCTTTCTTGAAGGTTGGGTGAGATAACAGGCGGATGCGAACGTCCAACCCCTACAGAATCGGACGAATCCGCAGGAATACTTACAATCGACACCTCAAGCGGTCTGGTCTTTACCCGATAGTACTCCTCGGGGTCGTCCTTCCGCTCCACTCGGCCATGAAGCTCATAGCCAACACTAATGTTGCGGCGAATGCCGTCGCAACAGTCCTCGAACACTTCCGAAGCAAGCGAGCCCTTACCAAAGCGCACTATTGCCCGCAGACGGCGGGAATCTTCATCCAGTTCGACACCTTC